TTTAGGCTTTTCTTTTGCTTGTTTTTCTTGTGAAGCTAAAGACTCTCTATTTTGACGCTCTTTAGATTGTCTATCTGCAGCAGCTTGCCTTTCTCGTGATCTAGCATCTTCTCTCTTTATACTTTCATCACTTCGTTTAGCTCTACTACCTTCCATAGCTTGCATCGCTTGAGTATCAGCTTGTTTTTCTTTAACTGCCTGTTCTCCTTGCTGCTTATCTACTTGAGCATCTAACTTTAACATATCAACTTTAGCTCGGATCATTGCTACTTCAATATCCGTCTCACGATCCTTTTCTTTGTTCATATTCTCATTCTCCATCTCAGCTTGCTGCTGTTGAAGTTGAGCCTGTTGCATTTGTTGTTCTGCTTGTTTCTGAGCTTGCTCTAATTCTTGAAGAGCTTTCTCAGCTGAAGATATTTTAGTCTTAATTTCTGTAAAACTTTCTGCATCAAACATTTCTGCTATAGTAGAAGCAGGTACACCATTTTGAACCATTGATTGTGATAGTTGCTTAATAGCATCTAACTTGTCTTGATCTTTACCAGAATCTGATACAAAAATTCCATACTCAGACTCCATGTGTTGCATAGAATCTAAATCTAAAAACTCTGCTACACCATCAGACATAACGTACATAGCTTTTTTACCATTTACCCAAGCTTCTTTAGAATAGTCTACTAAAGCTTGCAAGTCTTTCTGCTCTAATCTTCCAAACTTACGGAATAGATCCTCAGTAATGTGAGAAGACTGTACAATAGCTTGCTGAGATGTTGCTTTACCTTCATAGTTTCCTACTTGGCCTTGACGTTGTCTATTTACACCAGATAACTTTTCCCACTCTTCCATAATAGAATTAAGTAGGACAATGTATTGTTCTATTGTTTTTATAGACATATCTAGCACAGATTGGTGTTGCGGAGATAGGGTTACGCCTTCTTTGTTGTAATCTACCCACGCAATACCAGTTCCTTCTACGTAGTACATAAATTTATCCATGTCCCATTTTTTAGGAATCATGTTTATGTCAAATTGTGCTATTATGTCTTTACTTCTAGCTATTGCTAGTTCTAATCTATATTTATAAATATTGTAGTTCAACTGATAAGGAATACCAAGTGATACTAGCGAAATATTTCTTGAATTTCTATCTGAATATTTTCTACCATTAATAGGTAACTTACATAAAGACGGATTATCTAAAGACATGCGCTGATTAGGTATTGGGCGCATTCTTACATATATATCTCCATCAATTCTTGTACCTTGCCAAACTTCATTTACCCACATCCAATTTATAGAAGCCCCTTGCTCTTTAAGCTCTTTTGGCAATCTAAATGACTCATCTACTTCTATCTCCTCCATCATTCCTGTAGTAGGATCTTGGTACTCTAAAAAGCCTACTCGTTTTCTAGATTTCCAGTAAACATTAACAACTTCTATAAGTCTACTTCTATGTGAATTTTCATCTGCATTTGTAGTCTCTGGTCTAAATGCCAAGAAAGAATGCATGTCATGATTTTCAGGATTTTCTAATTTTAAAACCTGTGCCTCATTAAGCTCATCATAATAATGATCAATGATAGTAGACGCATGTACAAACTTACGAACTAATGCCCAATCTCCATCTTCTACAAATTCTAAGTCTGGATCTTTATCGTAATCTACATCTATAGGATTTACAACCTCGTAAAAAGGTTCGTTACCTCTTACACCTCTGTGAGTGTAAACTTCTCCAGTTACTAAAAAGTCAAACCATGCTTTATTAAATTTCTCATATATCTCTTCGTTGTACATGATGTAATTTAAAGCGCGTTGACCGTGTATAGCTCTAGAATCTACATAAGAGTTTTCAAATTCTTTTGCTAAATTTTCAGGAAGCTCTACATCTTGGCTAGGAACTCCTGTCTGCATACCACTTTCATTCAATCTATTTATAAACCTTTGTTCTAAGTTTTTATAAATAAGTTGCTGCTTAGCATTCTCTTTAGTAGAGACTGCATCTGCATTTCGTACTGTTACAGTGTAGTTTAAAGGACGTTTAGACTTTTCACCTAATAGAAGATCAATTATAGGTTTAATAATAGGATAGTTACGCATCTTAGATGGAAAATTCTTACGAGTTTTTCCATATGGTTTTAACACATAGCGATAGTCTGATTCCTCAATAACACCATTGTAGTAGTCATAAAGAGATCGTAAGTAATCTTTTCTTTCACTTACACCATGCGCAGACATGTTTATAAATGCTTCTACACATTCTTCTCTCCACGTTTTAGTTTTTTTACTTAACGGTAACCGTTGTTGTGGTATGTTATCTTCTCCTTTATACATAATTTTCAAAAATACGAATTAATAATTTATGATAAACTAGTACCTTAAATTTTTAACTACCTCTTATAATATAACACTAATAATAATTTGCATCAAACCATTTGTCAGCTGCCCCATCTTCTAGCACCTCTCTAACCTCTGAGTTATACAACTCTCGTGTATGGTACATACCAATCATTAGAGACATTACGCGGTCAAAGTTTCCCATATGATTAAACTTTATCAACTCTTGAAGTAAAGCTAAGTCATATATTTTGTGCATATTTAAAACTTGGGATCCATCTTCATTTACATGTCTTACAGTATTAAGCCAGTCACGGATGTAAAGTTCTCCTTGTCTTTTTCTTGGCTCCGTAGTATGCATACCATACTGACGCTTGACAGTTTTACTTCTTAAGTCTTTCTTGTCAAGCATTTCAAATTCTTCTTGCAACCTATGAAGTTTTCTATGTCTACGTGCATATGCTATAACTTCTCCACGATCATTCTCAAATCCTATCTTAGCATTATAGTAGTCTGCTAACATAAACATATTTCTATTATACTCATCTTGACTGTGAGGTCTACCCACATAAGATGCTACAATCATATCATCCGGACGAGATATATTGTTAACCCTTTTAAGAACATAGCAAGATCCTAAAGATGAAGAGTCTGCAGATTGATTTTGCCCATAAGGGTCATGGCATATAATATATAAGTTTGCAGGAACTTGTTGGCTTTCGTTTTTGTATGGAGATTCATATATAATAATAGCTCCATTAAGATCATCCTCTTTTCTGTGTGGGTATCTTATTATAGGTTTAGCATCTCCATCAAGTTTAAACTCAATTTTATTACCTTTTCCGTAATACAATCTACCTGCCGTACCTATCTTATTTAATTTGTTAACTTTTACATTATTATAGTGCTCTTGCAAAGATGCTATGTCAAATAAGTTTGCAGAAATTTGCAAAGTAGCTTCTCTAGGATTCATTGGATGTTCAGCAATGTATTGGTCAAGAGCTTTAGGGTCATTTGTTCCTTTTTTCTTTACTCTGTTCTCTTCTTCAAAAGCTATGGCTTTATCCATATTAGAGTTACCATCTTTATCTATAAATCCTTCTAAGTTTTCATAAATAGGTACAAAATGCCCACAATATGTTCCTCTAGCCCCAGCATCCCACACATTTTCAAACGCTAAGCAGTCATACGAGTCTGGATTGTAAAACAGCTCTTCCATACCTTCAAAGTCAGCCCCTTCTGTACCACCTGTACCAAATGCTACCATTGTACCAAGAGTATTTGCACCTTGACGCATTGTAGGCATTGCTACTTCCCAAGCTTTTAGTAATCCTGGAAACGCACCGGCTTCTTCAAAGAAAATAAGCTCACCTGCTTTACCACGCACTTTATCTGGGTTATCTTTCAGAGACACGCCCATAATCATAGACTTCATACCTAATTCAACGTCAGCACCATTTACATTTTTCTTGTAGCCAGACATCTTATTCATTTCTCTGTCTTTTAAACGCGGCTGAGTCCATGCAGTATTGTTATCTACAAATGACAAGATTTCCCACGCTTTAGATAGAAGTCCATCCCCAATTAAATATTCTTTTTGCCCTGCAAATACATAATTTTTACTATTACGTATGTGAAAGTAGTTACGAGCAAGCATTGCAGCAGCTTTGTAAGAATATCCTTTACGACGTGCCTTTAGCACAGTCATATGTCTATTAGATTTTCTACATTGATCTATAGCTGTAAAGTACTTAAAATCACCATCATAAAAAGCAGGAAAAGTTCGCTCACGTTTAGCTAAGATAGTACCATCAGGTAATACTTCTTCAACAGACCTGTCGATAGGGCAAAAATTCAAATAAAAATAATGATTACCTGTAATTGTAGTCTCCCCTACTGTATATCCGTAAATACACTTATGCCGTTGGTCGTCCCAATACTCATAGTAATCTTTAGTTCCCGGCAAGGCTCTAGTATAGACTCCATCTTCCATATATCTGAGAGCTTCTTTTCTAAACTCGTCAGTTTTTTTGAACATCTTGCAGAATAGTTTTTAATTTAGTACATTTTTCAAAATCTTCAAGAGATTCATAATGATCTACAAGCATATCTACTATAGAAGGCACATCTGAAAAATTAAAAGGTAAAGAAAAGTAATCTTTGTCGTTTTCGTTTAACTCTTTATATAGTTTATCTAAATCTTTTTGTTTTGTGATAACTGCATACGCATTATCCATTGCATTATTATACTCTTCTAATCCTTCTAAAAAATCCATTACTGACTATATTTATTAACTACAACTCCTCCTCTATTGGCGGATACTGTTTGCTGCTCTTTCTTAACAAGCTCTTCTAACTTGCTTAGCCCATTAACAACATCTGCCATTTTAGATAAGTTTGCTACTAAATCTTTTGCTTGATAAATAGGACGACCATTATCATCAGTATCTGTCAAATCAACAACTTCAAAATAATTTTTTAGTTTATTAACTGCAGATCTTGCAGCTTTTAAAAGTTTAATAGCGTGAGTTTCTTTTAATTCTATATATTTATCGCATGCCGCTTTAACTTTTGTATCAGGCGACCATTTTGTTTTAAATATACTCTTAATTATTTGTTCTTTCTTTTCTTCAGCGTCATATACAGAAAATGGGGAATTATGATCACACATATGATAGATATATGAGAATTCTTTGATAGCCATCTCTTTCTTTTTCTTAGAAATGTCTTCAAATTCTTTAATTGTCAGTACATATGGCGATACTATTACCGTATCATTACTTATTGTCAATAATTCCATTAGTTTTCTTTTGTATATGCTTAAGTCTTCCTTTATTTACAGAAAATTTACCAAAATATGGCAATCTTACAGACTCAAAGTTTCCTTCTTTAATAATATTTGCAATAAATTTATATTGATAGCTAACTATTTCCTCTATCTTACTTAGAGGAAGGTTATACTTAGTCGCCAGCTTCTGGATTATCTTTTTTTCGTTTTGCATCTACTGCTGCTTTTGCATTTATACGCTCTCTTTGCTGCGCTTCTTTATTTTTACGTATTTCTTCTAATTTATCTTTCTGAGTCGGGCTTAACACTTCTGGCATCCATTTATCTGCAGGACATTTAGTAGTTTTCCATTTTGCTTTATGCTCTACTAAGCATCCGCACTTTCCGCACCTCATATTAGATTTAATAAGGTCAGGACACCTTTTACAAGTAAGTAATCTTTCTTTATAACTAGATTCACTAACATTTGGCGCTCCTTGTGCAACATATTTTGCTAAATCTTTTGCAAAATTTTTAGCCATTGTAGTAAAACTAGGAAGTTTTGGCTTTTCTTTATTTTCTTCTTCCATCTTTTTCTAATTGTATTAATTTTTCTAAATATACTGCTAAATCCATAGCTTCTTCTTGAGCATGCTTTAACCAATCTACTTTAGATAGATCAGTTCGCTCCATTGTGGTATTATATTTGATTTTACCTACTTCTGCTCTATTTAGTATTTTTACTGCTACTGTTTTTTCTATGCTACTCATTTCTAAAGTCTGTATGTGCAATTTCTATAACTTCTCCATTTTCGTCTTGTACAATAATAACATACTGCGCTTGCAGTATAAATTCTGTAACAACAAAACCTGATGTAAGCAATTCAACATTATCTCCATGATATAGATACTTGAACATCTCCGTTATTAGGGTTTAAAAGTTTATTTAATATATATACGCCTTTCTTAGCTATAAAAACGTTTTTCTCTTTTAATTTCTTTATATAATTATTAAGAGTGTTCTTATCTTTAAAGCCTAAAGCTTCTGCTACGCATTTCTTGTTATCTAAAGTGCACAAATTATTATAATCTTCTGCACAGTCTAAAAATAAAACTAATATATCTAATTCTTTAGGAGTCATATTAAATATCCCATTCCAGAATTGTATATAGTTATAATTCGAGGTTATTGGTATCGTTATCTTCTTCATCGCTATCTACGGTTACTATAATATAATATTCATCTTCGCCTACACATACTTCCATGTCCCAAGTAGAATTTGCGTTCTCTCCTCCCCACGCTGTTAGTTTATCTTCAAATTCTACCATCATTGTTATCCAGTCACTTATCTGTTTAGTTGCAAATTTAGTTCTTATCATCTTTAAATTTTATACGAGCTATTCCATCCACTACGCTAATCTCAGACATTTTAGATTGTCTGTTAAACTCGTTCACATATTCCTCTATAGAACCTCTACTACATAGAAAACTTAAAAATACTTGAAGCTCTTTAGCGGCTCGCTGTGTATCACTCTCTAACTTCTTCGCATTTTCTTGGGCATCTCTAAGCTTTTCGTAGTCACTTAAACTTATAGTAACTGATCCTTTCATTACATTATGCCTAGAATCTGCTGCTCCATTATCATTACATATTCTGTTTCATCTACCTCTACCATAACACCCTCGCCTCTAGGGTCAATCATTACTGTATCTCCCTTTTTAGCAAACATACAGTTAGGCCCTACAGCTAATACCTCTAAGATATTAGTCTTTAGCTTGTTTACAGTAGCATCATCTAGAATAATTCCTGATTCTGTTTTTCTCTTAGCTGGATTAGGTAGCATTACCCAATTTCCATTTGGTTTAAAAGTCATCTTTTTAGTTTTTGTTTCCACAAAGATATAAAAGATTTTATTATAGTCCCAAAAGAATTAGAAATTTATTCTAACAGTAAGTACACCAAGAGTTCCGCCAGTAATATCTGCAGCAATATCATTTAGTTCTGAGTTGCCGCACTTTATATCCCACACTTCTTTACCTATACCAGTTAATAGTACAGCTGATATACCAATAAGAGTAGCGGTTTTTTTATCTTTTGTATAATGGTAAGCAATAGAAGTAGCGGCAGCACCAATAGCATAACTACCTCCAAGATGAAGTAGTTTATCTTGAGGCAATAATTGCTGCGCCTGAGCTCTATAAGGTATGAGCAGTAATAATATTAAAAAGATTTTATACATACGCCAAGTTAAGTTACTTGGCTTTTGGATATAGGTTCCCCCTTGGTTTTTGATCTTTTCAATTGGACTTTTACGCTTAGCAGTGCTTCTCATGTGAGACCAAAGGATAATAAAACTGGTGTTTATTCACCGCACTTACCTGTGTGCAATTTATCCTAACTAACGCTATGTCCGCTCTTTTAGAGGCTATTGGAGAAAACTCTATTCCTTATTTAGGAACTACAATCCAACGTCTGACCCTATACTGCCCTCTCGGTCCTCTAGGGTGATACACTATGTGTGCCTCTTTTGCAAAGTTAAAAATAAAATTCTAGGAAAAAAATTTTTTTGAGGGAATCTTTGAGAGCGTAGACCTCCTCAGAAAAGCACCCCGGCTTGTTTTGGGGTTTCGAGTCTCCCCCCAAAAG